GGGTGGCGCGCGGGAGGACCTTCGGGTCACGCGCAGCACGAGTCTAGCCGGAACTTCCGGTCAGTCTGCGCTCAATCTTTGAGCAACGCAGTTCTGAAATCGGAGGTTTGCAATGGCAAACGCTGATGCCTATATGGGCTTCCAGCCCATGGGGCACGTCTACAACTCTCGAATCTCCACCAGGAAGTTCGAGATTGCTTCCGGCTACGCGGTGAATATTTTCACCGGCGACACCGTAGTCCTCACCACCGGCAAGCTCGCTATCGGAGCGGTCAATTCCGCTGTACTGCTCGGCGTCTTCGCCGGCTGTCAGTTTCTCGATGCTTCCGGTGTTCCCGGGGCACGTTTCTCCCCCTACTGGCCTGCCAGCACGGTAACAACCGGCGCGGTAGCGGCCATCGCTCATGTCTGGTGCGATCCCGGCATCATCTATCGCTGCCAAAGCGATACGACCACGGCCTACGTCGATGCCACGCACCTGATGACCTACGCCGACTGCATCCTGACGCACGCTGGTTCGACCCTGACCGGGATCTCCGGCATGGAGTTGGATCTGGCCGCGGAAAGCGATGCGCAATTCCAAGTCCTCGGTCTGATCGACGAGCCCGGTAACGCCGTGGGCGTGAATGCGAAGCTTGCTGTTCGCCTTCGCAAATCCATGTTTGCAACCAATTAGGAGGCGATCATGGCAATGAATCGTGCACAATTCAAGAAACAACTCCAAGACGGACTCAACTCGGTCTTCGGACTCGAGTACGACCGGCACCCGGAGCGGTGGCGTCACTACATGGATGTCGAAACCGAGAGCCAGAAGTCCTACGTCGAGGACGTGATGCTCGCCGGGTTCGGCGCCGCCCAAGTCAAGCAGGAAGGGGCCGGGGTTTCCTACGACACGACTTCGGAAACCTACACGGCACGGTACATCTTCGAGACGATCGCCCTTGCCTTTGCGATTACCGAGGAAGCCGAGGAAGACAACCTGTACGGCTCCATCGGCGCCCGTCTCTCCAAAGCCCTCGCCCGGTCCATGCAGCACACCAAGGCCGTGCGGAACGCGGACATCATCAACAACGGGTTCAATGTTTCATACCCCGGTGGTGATGCAGTCGCTCTTTTCAGCGTCTCGCACCCGGTCAAGATGGGCGGGGTCCAGGCCAACAGACCGGCTACCGGCACCGACCTCATGGAGTCCTCGCTCGAGGACATGCTGATCCTGATCGGCACCGCTCTGGACGACCGCGGCATCCCCGTCGCGCTCTCCCCGGTCCGCCTGGGTATCCCGGTGCAGTTGAAGTTCGTCGCCCAACGAGTGCTCTACTCGAACCTGCAGTCCGACTCGGCCGAGAACAACGTCAACGCCGTGAAAGACATGGGCATCCTCCAAGGCGGCTTCGTCGCCGACGAGCGCTTCACCGACCCGGATGTCTGGTTCATCAAAACCGACTGCCCGGATGGCTTGAAGCATATCGTGCGGAAGGCGGTGATGAAGAGGGTCGAGGGCGATTTTGAGACGGGCAACATGCGTTACAAAGCACGTGAAAGATTTATCCAAGGATGGTCGGATTGGCGGGGAGCCTATGGATCTCCGGGGATTTAGGTAGCGGATTTATAAAGGAAAACTTAATTCTTGACCTTCTACTGAAACTGGTATATCCTTGGATATATCAGCGTAAGTAGGGGGCCAAGATGAGAGTTTGCAGCATAGAAGGATGCGGCAGGGAGCACTACGGTAAAGACTACTGCCGTCGTCATTATAAGTGGTACGTCGAGTACGGCCACACTGAGGCTCAGAACACGAGATGCGAGATCTGCAGCACCGAACTGACCGGGAAAAGGATCGGAAGACGATTCTGCGGACTCTCGTGCCAAATGAAGTGGCATCGGCAGTCCGGGTGCTATACGCCGGAGCGGGTCAAAGCGTCGCGCGGTATATGCAAGATCGATGGTTGCGACAATCCAGTAAAGGCGAAAGGTTTTTGTTCCGTACATGCAATGCGCGAGTGGCGACACGGAGACGCGAATACGCCAATTCGTACAACGGTGCCATGCACGATTCAAGGTTGCCTGGAAAACGGTGGCTATCACGGTCTCTGCAAGCGGCACTATTCGCAGCAATACCTACGGGACCATCGCGCAGAATACAATGCCAGGAACAGCGCTCGCCGGGCCGGCCTGAGATCGGCGACACCGGCATGGTTGACCAAGGAAGATTGGGCCGAGATTCGCCTGATCTACCGTCAGTGCTTGAAAATCACCATTGCAACCGGGGTAGAGCACCACGTCGATCACGTCTTCCCCCTCAATGGTCATGGAATCTGCGGTCTTCATGTTCCTTGGAACCTTCAGGTTCTGCCGTGGCAGGAGAATCAGGCCAAGAGCAATGGCTACGGGGACGACGTTCCAACCGTCAAAGTCTGGTCGAACGAGGAACGGGCGGAACTCTCGAAGATTGCGCTCGGGCGCGACCAGACTCCGTTTCGCACCCCGGAATTTCGCGCGCAGGTCGGTGCCATCTCGAAAGCCGCCTGGGAAGACCCCGCCTACCGCGAGCGCATGGCAGTTTCGCGCGCAGCAACGGCGGCGACAGACTCCGAACGCTCCCGCAAATCCGCGGCGACCAAAGCCGCCTGGGCGGACCCGGAGCGAAAGGCAGCACGGGCGGCGGTGATCAGCGCTGCACGTCTTGGGCAGCCGAATGCCGTCATCTGGGACGATTCCAGGCGTCAGGCGCAGTCCGACAAGATGAAGGCTGTCTTGGCCTCACCCGAGGCGAAGGCGCAGCGCAGCGCGGCCATGCGGGCCCGTTGGGCCAATCCAAAACAGAGGGCGGCGATTCTCGCTTCTCGCAAGTCGTAACCAGCGCGCGGCCGTCCTTCGCGCCTTTCCCGGGCGCGTGGGCCGCACGTTCCTTTTCGCTGTCGGCTGGGCGTCAACCTGTGTATCTCCGCATGGCCGGCTTGATCTAGGAGATTTGACATGACACGTTTTCCGCACGGTATTTCCAGTATGGGCATTCCAGTGCTTGGTGGAGCGGGGATCCCGTTCACCGGCACGTACTACTTCGTCAAGCCGTCGACGGGGTCCGACAGCAATTCAGGGCTAGAACCAGGCAAGGCGCTCAAGACGCTTGCTCAAGCTCAGACGAAGGCCACGGCAAATAAGAACGACGTGGTGTACCTGATTGCCGAGAGCAACACGGCGGCGGATACCACGGATTACCAGTCCGCGACGCTGACATGGGCGAAAGATCTGGTCCACCTGATAGGCATCGGAGCACCATCGATCGTCAGTCAGCGCTCGCGGATCGCGCAACTTTCGACCGCCACTGCGGTAAGCCCGCTGGTGAACGTGACAGCGAACGGCTGCTATATCGCCAATATCAGCGCCTTCCAAGGCGTTGCCGACGCGACCTCGCTGATCGACGTGCAGGTAACCGGAGCGAGGAACGTGTTCGAGAACGTGCACTTCGCCGGGATCGGTCACGCGACAATGTCGGCGGCCGGCGCATGCTCGCTGAAACTCGAAGGTGGGGCAGAGAACGTCTTCCGTGGCTGCGTGATCGGCGTAGATACGATCGATACCGATGCCGATGGCGTAAACCTGCTCTGCGATACGGCAGCAACCCGCAATCTGTTCGAAGAATGCCTGTTCCAACTGTGGATTACGGCGACAGGCGCCTCGCATGTCAAGCTCGTGGATACGACCGCAATTGACCGCTGGCTGTGGTTCAAGCGCTGCCTGTTCGCCTCCGAGTCGGTCAACAAGACCATCGACATGGCCGAAGTGTTCAACATCCCGGCCGGAATCAGCCAAGGCAAGATCATTCTGCAGGACTGCGCGGCTATGGACGATGGCGGCGCTCCGGTCTGGACAGCGGGCACGGAAGGCATCGTGTGGGCCAACATGCCGGCACCGACTGCTTCAGCGGCCGGTGGCCTGATGACCAACCTGTAACCAGGAGAATAACCATGAGCTTCGATTACGCAGGATACAACCGCAACGGCCAGCTTTTCTACGCGGCCAACGTCTCGACGAAGAACGTCGTAGCCGTGGCTACCGCAATGACTGGCCTCATCCTCTACAACCCGGCAGGGTCTGGAAAGAACTGCCTCATCGCCGATGTCGGGTTCTCGTGGGTCACCGCACCTGCTGCCGTCCACAACCTAGGCATCGGCTTGGCGGCGCCCCACAT